TGCGGTTATACCTATAACTACAACAAGATCACTTATGTTTTGCGCGTCTATTTTATTATTATCTGTTACAATGTCGCCGACCTTTATGTCTGTAATAGCAGCTGGTGTGATTATACTTGATCCACCTCCAGCGCCTGTTATAGTAGTAGTTACTCTTTCCATAACTAGTATTGGCTCCCAAGGAGCAAATTTAGCTACAGATATTTGATCTTCATTAACATAATAACCAGGTGTTAACGCGTTTATTATATTTATTTTTCTAGGTTGATTTAAGTTGTCTGTAAAAAACAATAAATTTTCTACTAAATTTATTCCAGAAAATGGAAACGATTTGTTAAAATTAAGAAAATAACCCTCAGCAAGTACCGTAGGCGCATTAACAGCACTTAAATCAATACTTACTATGTAGCATTCCGCGCTGCTAGGAGCAATAGTTCCGTCAACAGCATCCCAGTCAGTAGCAAATAAATAAGCTTTATTAGAATTATTATCTACAAAGTACCCAATAATCTCTGTTTGAGCTGAAGCGTTTATGGTAGATATAGCTGTATTACCTAATACATTTTCAAATTCACCTACAGTAGAACTCTCTGATCTACTTATTGATAAATTTCTAGCTTCTCTGTATTCACCGTTAGGTATTATACGAGGATCAAGATCTTGATTCATTTTTCCCTTAAGAAAAGTGTTTTTGATTTCAGCCATTTAATTCTAGTGTTTTATCCATTTAGACTTACCTCGCATTACTTGAACTATTTCATCAAGTTTTATGTTTGATAATCTTATTTTAGCGTTTCTCAATTTAGCGCTTCTATCTTGTTTTAATCTTCTAACTATATATTCAGGTTGGTTTATCCTAGAAGCTACGATAGAATAGCTTATATGAGCATATAAAGCCTCTTCTGCCATCTTTGGTATCCTAGTATCCATATCATAAGCTAATCCGTCTGAAACATATTCTAAAACAATCAACTTATTAGCTAGGTTGCTTGAGAAAGACATTTTGCCTTCTCTGTCATTTATAGTAAACCATCCATTTGCTTGGGAGTATTGTGGGTCCATGCCATACATCTGACCATAACCATATCCTCTACCTAAAAGCTCATCTCTGTTGTATCCAAAAAGATCCTCGTTTATTACCGGATCACTAGCCCATCTATCTTCTGTTACCGATGTACCTTGTATATTGTTACCAAAGCTATCTTGTACTGGTACACCAAGGTCATCTTGTGTTGGTGTACTGTATGGGTTTATAGTTAAATTATTTGCTGGATAAATAGGTCTTTTAATTCCCAATTGATCTATCCAAGAAACTTTAACATAATTCACGTAGTCTTGAGGTATAACCACGCTAAGCCCCGGAGGTATAGTTAATTCTTGAGACTTTATGCTTTTCAAAGTATCATAACTAAATTCTTGTAAACCTCTTTTAGCATGAAATATTATATCTGTTCTTTTGCAACTCGGTATTAATTTACCTGTTCCAACATAAGCCACTTGAAAATTGTTAATTACTTCATCTAGCTTAATATAAGAGTAGCTATCATAATTATTTTCTACTGTTTGACCAAACGCATCTTTGTTACCGTAGTTACCTCCGCTTAAAGATTTTAATTGAACAACAACATTGGTATTTAAAGCTAGGTTTGCATCTATTTCAATTTCATTACCTGTTACAGTATAAGAAAGAACATATTCCGTATAGGTTAACGATCCAGCCGGGGCAGTGTATAATTTAAAATTGTTTAAAGTATAGTTAACTTGCAAAGGGTCATAACTACCAAAAACTAGATTAGTGTCAAAAGTTGTTGTAAATTTTTGATTTGGCCCAGCTGCAGATACGAACTGCTGAGAACCTGCATAGTACTGCTGATTATTTTCAGTGATTAAACCCATGGTTTATTATGATTTTTCGTTAATGTCTTCTTGTTGTATTTTTTGTGATGCTACTTGTATAATGGTAGGATCTTGTATGATAACCCCTGAGTACAATAATATACCATTAATAATATCAACTTGTTCTGACGGATGTAGCTCGAAGTTTACTGAAGAACTAGAGTCATAAATATATTGTCCTAAGCTACCAACTGAATATCCCCAATTTATCATCGCGGGTTGTTTTAAGTAAGATACTTGAATATCAGATGTTATACTTGTTGGATATACACTTATCTTATTGTCTTCGTATAAAAATACAGGTTGTTTTTTAGTTGGCGCAAGTAATGGTGCTTTCTTTATTTTGTACCATTCGTTTCTTTCCACCATTTGAGCTTCAATAGTATCGTTGTAGATTACAGTACCCAGCCTATAAAAGTTTGGTAATGAAGCGGTTGTGAAGTGATCTGTTGAAAATGTAGGTGTGGCTATTGTTTTAAATATATCTAGTTTTTCTTCTAGGTTTTTAACTATGTTAGCATACTAGTTATCATTCTCCGGTATACGTAACTGTTGATTCAGGTCACTCATATATTTTTCAAATATACCCAACTGCACTTGATTACCTACTTTATTAAACTCGTCTGGGGTTATATAACCTCTTTGTTGTTGGTTAAGTATTAATAAGACAGTTTTATAAACTAAATCTACGTTTATAGCCATTATTTTGTTTTTTTGTTATAATATGACCGACCACTTAGAGTAGCCGGCCTATATTAATGATTACATGTTAATTCAAATTTTTCTCTACAGATCTGAAAACTTCAACACCTTCATCGGTTTTAAAGTAAGCAGCCATGGCAGAGTAAGGATTTTCATCAAAAGGAATCGTCATTAGCTTCCTTCCATTAGACCCCCAGGTAAATGTTCTTTGATCTTGCGATAAAATTATAATACCAAGTTCTGAAGCTCTAATAGCTACGTTTCTTAGTTGCACATTCTCATCATTTGCTAAATCTATGAATAATTCTGCATTGTTTTTAGCAAACAACATTAAGTCTCTTTTTAATTCTTTAGAGCTCATCTCGCTAACTTTAGAACCTAATTCAACTCTTAATATAGCTTCAGCTTGATCAATATCCATTTCTCTAGCAGCATTCAAAGCGTCAATCTGCATATCTAATATGTCTAATTCATCTTCAGCTTCTTCAATGGCACTAAATTCCTCGTATATTTTACCTTTTAAAGGGTGATATAAGGATAACAATTTTTGTAAATTTTGTTTTTCCTTAGGTACAGTTAATGTACCATCAAGAAATCTTATATGCCCCATAGTGCATTCTCCTTTTTGTTCATCAACAAGAGGAGACTCTTGGTTTGTAGCATATCTTATCTCTCTTTGCTTTCCAGATTTTATGTCAAAATAAAGTAAAGCATGCTTTTTAGTATGCCTACCTGGTATCGTTAGAGTTAAAGGGGATTTATTACCTTTTAAAAAATATACTCTATCTTTTATTTCCCAACTTGGTTTTGTTGGTTCTACTTTTGGAGCGGCTTTAGCCACTTCCTTTTGCTGAGGAGCAACCTCAACTTTTTTTGCTGGTGCTTTTTTTGCAGCCATAATATAATATAATTAAATAGTTTGTAAGTGTGACAATAGCTAGTATATAATAATAGTAGTAGGCTATCGTCGTATAAAAGTAATAATTACCCCTGTCAGTTCAACAAGGGTAACTACTACATTAATTTGAATCCTTAGATTCCTTTGAATAATACAAAGTTGTTAGCACCTTGAGTTACTAAACATCTTTCAGATAGGAAGTTTACTTGCATTGCATCTAAATCAGATGTTGCAGCGCCTCCGGCTGAACCAGTTAACCAAGACTTCATTCTTCTATCATCAGATTGAGAAGCTCTATATCTTACATGTAAGAAAGGTCTTCTGATGTTAGTTCCTAAGATTTGGTCATAAACTGTAGAAGTTCCAGCAGGTACTAATACACCTTCGATCGAGCTAATACCATCAATTCCTCCACGGGTAGAAGCATCGTTTAAGTATTTCCAGTCAGTCTTATAGAAGTCATAAGAACCTCTTCTGAATCCAGAGAACCCTAAGTTCAATGCCATTTCTTCAGAGTTTTCAAATAATCCATAAGCAGTACCACCTTGAGCACCTCCAGAGATTGCAGCTAGCATATCGTCAAAATCTAAAGACGTTTGTCTTTGTAAGAATAACATGTTCTCTTCAATAGCTCCTTGAGTATCTAAGTTTTTCAAGATAGCATCAAATTCGTCAAGTCCAGCAGCAGCAGTAAACCCTACTTCTACATTTCCACGAGTTTGAATAGCTGAGAATAAACCTTGAGTTCCAGGTAATCCCGCAGCGGCATTTGCACCTGCAGCGATCTGGTTATACTCACCTTCTACCATAGACATTTCTAAGTAGTCTTCAAAACGTAATCTTGTTTCAGATTCAGCTTTTAAGTACCATAAATATCCAGAAGTTCCATCTTCAGTAGCAACTTCTACCCAACCGATTTGAGCCATATCAGAACCTGATACTTGGTATTGGCTTCTGATAATGATAGGTGAGTTAGAATACTGAGTTAACTGAGGGTCAACGCTAATACGTGCATTTGAATTTCCAGCTCCACCGGCAACTAAGCTAGTTCCTTTTGTGTAAGCAGATCCATATACAAATACTTTTAAACCAGGTATATCCCCTGCAGTTACAGCTGCTGCTACAAACTGAGTAACTAAACCAGCTCCGTTAAAAGGTGCAACTGTAAAGTTTCCACCAGCCCCAGGTACAGTAGCTGTTACGATAGCTTTTACTTCAACTCCTGTTACAGGATTTAAAAGTACAACAGTATCATTAATAGATACAACATTGCTTACGTTACCAGCAACAGTAATTACGTTAGTAGTACCAACGTTAGCTGCGATACCAATACCTTGATAAGATATATGTAATCTGTTTTGTTCAGACCAAATTACTTGATCAGACGTCATTGGCATTTCAGCGCCAACCATTTTTAAGAATCCAGATAACGTTCTGTTTCCATAACGCTCTACTTCTTGTTCATAAATTTCCGGCAAATATTGTTGCGCGAAAGTTGCTCCACCAGCACCAGCTGCATTAAATTGCAGGTAGTTTGTAGATAACAACTGTTGTGTTTGAGATGGTATTAAGCTACCAAATTGAGGAGTTAAACTCATAATAATTGTTTTTTAGTTAAATTTTTTAATTTTTAATTTTGAAGAATCAGAGCCACTAGTTACAGACTTAACTTTTAAACCATTAATAAAACCATTTACTGGTCTTGCTTGCGTGCTAGGATTTTTGGATTTACCTATAATTTCTTTGGTAGCATCCGATTTACCTTGCTCGTAAAAATGATTAATAATTTTATCCGCATTAGTAGCCGTAAAAATAGCTTTGTGATAACCCTGAGGATCGATTACATTACCTTTCTTGTCTAAGTACTTACTTACAAAATTGTTAATGCTTGATTGCTCAGATGCTACCTTAGCAGGATCTTGCACTCCATACCTAAACTTTTTATCACTGACTGTAAAATCAAAACCTTTGAAATCTTCAGCGAAATATTTATTAGTTTTGGACATAAAATCCTCGTGCTGTTGTTGCGCTACTTTAGCGTCTTCGTTGTATCGGTTGAAAAAATCTGTTGCTTTTTGTTGTTCCTGAGTTACGCCGGGTCTCAACTTGATTTCGTCGTAGTATTTACTCTTGGTTTCTTCCAAAAAGCTTTTAGCTTTTGCAACTTCTTCTTTAAACGCAAGTTTCTTTTTGCGTATATCTCTTTCCTCATCTATATCTTCGTCGTAATCGTAATCTTCTAGCATTAGATTAACGTCTTCTGATTCTAAATAAGGTTTTGTTTTTTTATAATATTGTTTTAATAGTGCTTTGTCGTCAACGTTTGAATAATCCGCGTTTAACCTAGTATAGTCTTCTATTGTCCCGCCTGTTTCTTCCATAAAAGCGACAAGCTTTTCTATGTTCTCCGGTAAAACTCGTTGCTCAGCTACTTGCTTATGCTCCTCTGCAGCTTTTTGCAATTGATTATTTGTTGGTGCATCGTCACCATCTCCTTCAATTAATTGTATAGGCGAATTTATTTCTTCTTCGGGCTTCCGTACTTCTTTAGCCACTCCTTCGCTGTCTGCACTGTTTTTTGATTCTTCGATAACAGCATTGCTATCATCTGTCTTTTGTGTTTGAACGGCATTTGGATCTTGATTTAATTCATCTTTTGGAATTACTACTTTTGTAATAGCATCAGGTACATCCACTAAAGGTTCTTTGATACTAACTTTAACTGTTGCTTGTTCCGTGTTTGATAATTGTTTTGGCTTTTTTGCTTTTCCTTTCAAGCTAAAATCGCCTTCTTGTTTTACTTCTGACATAATATAATATAATTAAATAATTGTTTGTAATTCTAACTAGGACCAAACTCTTCTAAACCAAACCCACCTAAAACATCATTTCCAGATGACTCGAAATTTTTAGGTAATCCTTCTGTTTGTCTTTGGTTAATTAATTCAGATTGTTGTGTTCCTTGTAGTTTTATTCTTTGATCTTTTCGATCTTCAATTTCTTGTTCTTTTGCTTTTGCTGCACTCATCTGAGCCTGAGCTAGTTGTATATTGTATTGAAACTCTTCAGCCATTAGCTCTCTTTTTATTTGAGCCTCTGTTTGCATACGTTGTATTTCGAATTGAGACTTGGCTTGCTCTATACTTACTTTCTCTTGAGTTAACGCTTGTTGCTTTTGCACCTCGGCCATCGCAGCTTTTTCTGCGGCTTCCGCATTTGCTTGCGCTTGCGCTTGGATGTTTACTTGTTGCTGCTCCTGCTATCTCTTTATCTTTTGTTTTTGTCTTAGCTTTAAGAATTGATTAGCTAACTTTATGTTTTTTATTTGTCTAATATCGATTGCATCAGATAAAGCTATTGCTCCTGTTTGTAAAGCTACCTGTATGTTCTGTTCTAATAAGGCTTTCTGTTCTTCTTCTGGTTCTAGCTCTAAATAAATACCAAAGTCATGCAGCTGTAAATTCATTAACTCTTCTAATGTTTTTGTATTAAAAGTGCTTATAGCATTTGTTAAAGCATTTTCTGTTAAAGGATTTTCAATAACGTCAGCTACTTTTAAACTTATATTTTCACACGTTCTAACTGTTAAGTATAACAAAGAATCTAATACGTGTTTAGTTGCAATGTTAGAAGCATTAGCAGCCATTTTTTGTAAACCCACTAGTGAATCTTTAGCTGGAGCACTACCGTCTCTTGCTTCATTTAGTCCGGTTACATCTCTGATCATTTGTAAATAATACTGATATGTACCTATTAAACTTTGTATTTTTGCTTGACCACTTGAAGTTGATAATTCTTGTACAGGTATTTTACCTCTATTTAATTCACCGTCTTGAGTCAATGATCTACCTACAACGGAACCTGTTTGGAAGTACATGTTTAATGCCTCGGCTGGATTGTATGTTGTACCATTACCTAAATCAACTTCTGCTAACCCGTCCATATCTAAAAACACACCGTCTGGCACTATTCTAGACATTACTTGCTGTAGTTTAAGGTGCGTCAGTTGAATCATGTCTGCAAAGCCAGTTATTTTACTAACTATTGATTCTATGCGTCCCTTATACATTCTAGGCGCTGATATGCAGTAATTCATCATTACTTTTGTAGTGTCAGCTGTTGGCCTTGTCATATTCTCAGCCATTTTCCATTCTAATAAATGATCTGTACCAAGAACCTTTGCTCCAGTGTACAATACCTCTATAGTCCTAGATACTCTTTCAAAATTATCGTTTTCAGGTGGATTAAATGTATCAGGCTTTGCTAACGTCTTT